ACCATCAACAATAGAAACTTGTGCTTGCAGTGTTCCTGAAGCAATATGCTCATCTACAGCGAGACCATCAACAATCGATACCTGTGCTTCAAGTATTCCAGTACCAAGGACTAGCGGTCTGCCTATGCCAAGGGTAGTTGATGATTGCGCTTCAAGTGTTCCCGAACCAGTTATGATGTTTTCAGATAGACCAACCACTACTGAGTTTGTAGATAAGAGTGTTCCTAAAGCAATGTGTTTATCTACAGCGATACCATCTACTATTGATACTTGTGCTTGCAGTTCGCCTGAAGCAGTATGGTTATCTACAGCAAGACCAATAACAGTTGATACTTGTGCTAAGAGTATTCCAGAACCAACTACTTCATTTTCGGATGAACTAACAACTATCGCTGGTTGCGCTTGCAGCGTTCCAGTAGCAGTACGAACTTCCAGAGCCCTAGTAGCAACACCAGTGACCACCGAATTCTCAGCATTCAGATTTCCATAAGCAGTAGGATTCGGATACAGTGGAGCTTTGGAATCCCAGTAAGTCTTACTGAGTTCTCCCATAGTTTCATTGCTTCCCAATGCAGGATGCCCAACCATACGAACATCAGTATAAACCTGTTCTCCATCAGGGTTTGTCCTGATTCCTGCGGTTTGTTTTAACCACAGAGGATACAGTCCACTGGTCGGACCTGGGTTTGGTGGATCGTCATTGTAATCCCAGTAAGGATTGTTAGCAACATTTCTCCATGCCATTTCTTTATGTCCTACTTTATTGTTCTATTGGTTTTATTTATACTATTTTTTTCTAACGGTCTAGCACACCAACAACTTACGTCAAATCTCTTAGTATTGGCGGGTAGATAGAGTATCTGAGATTTGCAGTTCTACTAGCAGCAACTTGATTGTTGTAAAGGTAAACACCATGTGTTGTAGACCCATTTAGGTTTGAATTATTAGTTGCTACATCGTAAGTTTCGGAGAAGGTTGCCCCGCCTTCAGTAGTAGTTAAAGGTATCAGAGTAGGACTGTATTGATTATCTGGTGATATCAGTGTAGTTTCATCGCGTCTTATTCCCGCATAGCATCTCAATATCCCGTCCTCAACTTCCATAACCAATCTAACTTCAACTCCATCAGTGTGTGGGAATGGTGCGCTAATTCCTTTGAGTGTTCTATCCGTTGGTTGTTGCCCAACTTCAAACAGTGCAAAGTAAGATGCGTTTCCTGCTGCTCCAGCATACCAAACGAAACTTAATCCGAATTCGGAAACAGCACTATTCATACAGACTAGAGGACCGCCCGATACTCTATGATCTCCAGACCAAGGTTCTTGTACAGACACGTTAGAAACCCCTGCGTCTATATACCCAACTGCCCTACTGGTAGTTGCGGTAGTACTCGGTGCGGCAATCGTCCAAGTTGTCCGTTCGTGGTATGGTAATGATCCGTCATTCCAAATACCCTGAACTGTTGCGGGTTCCCAATAGGTACTTTGTCCACTTATGTTATGTGCGGAACTATATAGTGGTTGGTCTGCCTGTGAATCATTAGTAGTAAAACCTATGTCTGTGTTGTAAATACCACTTGCTTCACCGACAGTCTTAGTAGCGATGTCCCTTCCTACAGGCGTGACACCAGTCGGCCAGAAGTTCCACATGTCACTCTCAGTCGGAAAGTTACCTGCGGCAAAGAATGTTTGGTTAGCAAGGACATTAACGACAGGTTGCCCACCAGCAGATACTGCGGTCGCGGTATTTTTCGCCAAGTAAGGACCGTAATCACTTGCTGGCAAATCAGACGCTGTGTTAGGTTGAAATTGTGTGTTGTTTGATGATGTCCTAAATACGTTTCCTTCGAAAGTATAATCATACCCTTGGATCGGAAGAACTTCAAGATATACAAAGTATTTAAACCGATAGTTTGATTGCGGGGATGATGTAACAATTCCACCGAATGCTATGTCGAATCTGTTGTCTTTAATAAGTATGTTCTGTGGACGGACAGGTGGCGTTGCACAACTCAGGAATGGGTTTGGTAAAGCAAACGTTGAAGTCTGTTTGGCATAAGTCGAACCATTGCGAGGGTATGTACCAAACTCAACACCAGACCCATTGAAAATTTCAACAACGCTGCTGCGATTAGTATCTGGTCCTGATATGAATTTAGAGTTTTTAATCACGATATTTCCAGCATCTCCTCTGATTGATATTGACCGCATACCTGGATTATATACTGACAGATTATCAATTAAGACATTACGAGAATCATTAATTGCAATAGAACCCTCAAAACCCCTGGCAGTATCATCATTATAACTTACATGATTTAAGATAGTAATGTTACGAACATAGTGTCCAACGGTGATACCAGCACCCCTGTTATCATGAGTAACACAGTTACGCAGTGTAATACCCACACCTGATGTACAGTCGAAACCATTCTCACTGTTATTTGAAGAGGTGCAGTTGACAGCTAGATGATTTGAACCTACATCATCATACCGCGTGTAACCATCATTGTTTGGATCATAATAACCAGTGTTCTTATGGTAGATAATTCCGTCATTATCTTTAGTCCTTTTAACATGACAATTCTGTATCAACGTGTTAGATACTGGGAAACTTCTATTACTTCCTGGGTCTCCGTTTGGATATGTATCAAAGTCCCCCCTCGATCCAAAGAATGAAAAACCGTTTTGCATACTGTCGGTGGAAATGCTATCCTTAAGGAAATAGTATTCTCCAATATTGAATGATGTTGCTGTGCGAGTATATTTAAACAGGCATGAGTTAACAGAAATGTAACTACACCAGTCATTAACGTACCCATTTCCTTCCCCAAGTGCTTCCCAGTTAACACCTCTGCCACTGGTGGACATAGTAGTTCCACCAACACATATCAATGCAAGGTTGTTGTATGATATGTACTCGCATCGTTTCATTGACATGACGCTTTTGTTATCACAGTATTCCATGTGTTGCGTACTCATGTTTTCACCAGCGTTAGGGTAATAGTAAATCTTGTTTGCATCACACCACCATTCACCTGCCACTAGGTCTGCTGGGTCTGAAAGAGAACGCCATGTCAAAGAGAACGCTCGTTTCACTGCCATTATACCATCAGCAGTCCATTCGGATGCAGTACATCCAAACAATTGTGCCTTGTTTGCAGCAGTTGATGGATACGGATTCGTGACTTCATATACATTTGTGTAAACAGATGATAGTGTCCAACCCGTTTGAGTTACTGCATTCGTAATATATGTATTGGGATACTGAGTAGTCGGTCTATCTGGATATCCACCGAGGTAATCAGTAGAATTCGGGTCACCGTCCAAAGATATTGGGTTGAGTGCCGTACCATGTTTATTACTCACATAGACTATACCTCCGAGTCCTGATGTATTAATCCTGTATGGATTTTGAGGACCGTTGTCGATACCTATCGCGTTGTAACCTGGAACCAATCCGTCAGTCAGAACTTTATCTATGCTTGCCCACGGTGTCGCTGCGCTGCCGTTACCAGTTGTGTCATTACCCGTGAGGTTGTCATAGTAGTATGTTCCAAGCATTACAGGTTGCAGACCGTCAACGCCTGAACTAGATGATAGCAAAGTGCCACTTGCAGAATGCGATCCACTTGCTTGGGTTGCCACTCCATCAACTTCTGAACTAGATGATAGCAAAGTGCCACTTGCAGAATACGTTGTAATTGATTTGGTTGCCACTCCATCAACTTCTGATACTTGCGCTAAGAGTGTTCCTGATGAAAAACTTATCCCCTGAATTACACCGTCAACATATATTTCAGGGAAAGGCATACCGACATATATTTGAGGGAAGGGCATGCCCACATAGGGTTCAATGGTCTCCCCAGCGCCATCAACTGTTGATGCCTGTGCCTCAAGTGTTCCAGAGGCAGATACTATCGCACCAAATGATCCAACAACAGTTGATACTTGTGCCTCAAGTGTTCCAGAGGCAGTTATGCTGTTTTCAGACTGACCATCAACCGTAGAAACCTGTGCTTGTAGTGATCCAGAACCAGTTATTGCGGGTCTGGTTGCGGCAGCACCATCAACCGTAGAAACTTGTGCTTGCAGTGTTCCAGAAGCAATGTGCTTATCGACAGCGAGACCATCAACCGTAGAAACTTGTGCTTGCAGTGTTCCAGAAGCAATGTGCTTATCGACAGCGAGACCATCAACAGTTGATGCTTGTGCTTCTAATGCTCCGGATGCGTTTATCTCTCTTTCTGCTGTGGCAACGACAGTTGATGCCTGTGCCTCAAGTTGGCCAGTAACAGTTTGCTTATCTACAGCGACACCATTGACTATTACAACTTGCGCTTCCAATGCACCACTTGCATTAATAACATTTTGTACAAGACTACTAACTGTTGATCGTTGCGCCTGAAGGTTTGACACTCCAATATTATAGATCGGTGGTTGTCGCCTTCCTGGTTGTTCTGATTCAAAGTCCAACTGGTATCCCAGCATGTTATTGCCGTAACCATCCGAGTCTACTTGCAACCAGTGATTTTCATCCATAGTGTTTATGGTATTAGAAAAGTCTGTGAACCCCCTGAGTATTCCATCAGAATCAGCATCGAAAGTCCTTGACTCAATTGCATCAAGATCAACGATATCATTATATTGGGTATCAAGTTCCGCGATAGTAAAACTACCAATCGCATTACTATCCGACATACTAATTATGTCGTTTATCCTTGAACGATATACTAATCCGTTAAAGAGAGGATCGTTGCTATCTATTGGCATTTAACTCTACCCTTCCACTGATGTTAAATAGTTTTTAGTTATCCACTCACCACTGCCCAGAAGTGATGCATTCTCTGATGCACCTGTGGCAATGCTGTTCTGGTCATAACCTAGTATAGTTAATCCGCTACCCTCTTGCATCGGATAGTATCGCGTGTTCGCACCGTCTTCTAGTCGCACGTTCCATAGTGTTGCATCGATAGTTGAACCTATGAGATAGTTTATTTCAACAACCTGAGAAGGTGTGATATTGGATGTGATAACGCTTATCAATTCGCTTTCTTCTGGGTTGATGGAAGTTACTACAACACTATTAGAGAGATGCTCAATCTTAATAGCAACGTAAACGCCAATCACTACTGGTAGTATTTCAATAGTTTCGATTCCTCCAGCATGCTCAAAGGAGTATGTCACTACATTACTACTGTTAACTTTAAGACCAACGGTATCATTATTAGTATCCCACATTACCAGTGATTCGCTACCTGATAAAGTGTTGATACCCATAGTTAAAGAGAGACTAAATCCGACAGCAGAACTACTTGTCCAATTTGGTACGCTGATGTTATTTCCTTTCCAAACTGGAATGCTTGTAGCACCCCATGTTCCGCGACTTGGTGGTGGAACCGAGATGTCCATATTTGGGTTTGGTGTGCTGTTATCTTTGTAAGCAAAGAATGTATCACCAGTTCCTTCTCGCAATGGGTAGTCAACTGTATTCGCTCGGTCAATCGCATCGACTAATACCACATCCCATATCGCGCCTTCGAAGTCATCACCTATGGCAGTTACGATTGGGAAGTATTCGACAGAGGCACTGTAAACGCTATTGACTCCATTAGAACTAGTAGATATCTGAGTAGCAGTTACTACAATTTCTGCTGAATAAGTTCTACCCAATAAAGCATTTGTCTGCACATCAACATCAACCAAGTTCAGAGTTGTCTCTTCGACATACCTGTAGACAAGTTTGTTTGGAGTTGCTGCTGGAAATACAAGACCATGTTTAAGTCCACCGCTGGTAGCACTCAGCAACCATTGGTCTGCTGCTTGCGTAGTCTTTCTGTTGAACATCAGACTAATTATGGAGTTAACTTCACCGACCCATTGCACAGGTAATATTAAGTTGCCGTCTATCATATTGAAAGTAAGTGGTGATGGTGCGGGTCTAGTGGGTTCGACTCTAGTGTTAAGTTCAGTGACTTCAGAATATGCAAAGTCAGTTATCTGTCCAGTACCTTCGTATTCTATGTCATATTTTTCTGTGCTTGTAGGTTGACCAGACAGACCAATATTGGATTCTGTTTCTATCAACACTTCTCCCGCCAAGTACACACCTGAAGGATGGATGAAGTCTTTGTAAACATCTCTCCAAGCATTTACAGAAATGGGCGTTTTGATAAGAAGAGAGAACACTTGGTAGTATGCGTTATCAGTTATTTTTTTGTTACTGATATCACTGCCTAGTGGGGAACCAGCAGGGAACCTTCTTGTTGTTTCGATTCGCGACTTAGGATACCTAAGAGGACCGAAAGGTACACCAGCAAAATCTAGTTCCTGACTTGGGGGTGCAATCTCTCCAAACTCTGCAAGGTAATCTAACCAAGGGTCTCCAGGCACTATAGAGTTTTCTATTCCTGGTTTGAGGAAAGAGATAGTGTTGCTGTCGTAATCGACCTCGTAGTCTACGTCTTCTTTCAAGAGATAGTAAAAATTGTAAGTTGTTTTTATCGCAGTCCTTATGATATAATCGACCTGTGCGATATCATCTATGTACTCAAGCAGTGCTGTTTCGCCTTCTCTTATATAAAGTGAAGGTACGATTTCTCTTTTGGGAGTGAGCGCAAGAGCGTAGACTTGTATGATGCCATCGTCAAAGTTAAACTTCAACCTATTGCCAGGATAGAGTATTGAAACTGGATCACCATTTGCATCAGTTCCACCTGAACGATATTCTGAAACAAACAATAACTTCTCTTGCGCTGGGTCGCCAACAGTAAATATTTCATCGCGACCATATTGAATATTGATATCGAACCCAAAGAATATCCTAAAGAACTGTTCGATAGAGAAAGACGAACCCTTAGAGCGATACAGTAAGTTTGATATTTGTATTGCTGATTGTTTGTCTAAAAAACTATCTGTATAATCCTTTCCCAGAAACAACTCTTGACCGATCAACTGGAGAAGTTGCGGGGTCACATCTGCCATATCTCTGTTGTGTTGTAACTCATTCAGAAACTTAGCGGGACTCTTTATAGAATCATACTCTATATAGTATGATTCGAGGAATTCCACAAACTTTGGATATATCGTTGAGAAGTCTCCTGTCAAAATTGGAGCGACAGGAAATTTATCCAACTTTAATGGAAGGCGATACTGATCCGAAAGAGTTTTATCAAGACTCATTTGTTATACCCTACTTGTAACTGTTACCGCATTTACCGAAGATTCTGAAACATCATATTTTAGTATCCCACTAAACCTTGGTATGATGGCAGACTCGTTAGCAGGAATCCCGAAGACCTTAATATAGTTAGATTGGTTATTAGTATTTTGAACATTTAGATTTAGTATCTCAACTACGCCAGTAAGTGGTTCGTAGTACCCCATATAGTCTTCCACTATCACTCCCTTCGCATCGACCATCTCCAACTTATTGGATGGTTTCCTATCAAAGACAATGGGTACTACACCTTCACCAGAGACTTTAACCTTGTCAAGAAGTTTATTTCTTATGTAAACATCTCGGTTTTGATATTTAAAGAATCCACTTCTAACAACTGGGTCCGTTGACTCTTCTGGACCTTTAAGAGCAGAACCAAATGTGAAGTTTTGATTTTCGGGTAAGGTCAGAACAGGTATGATCCTTTTCTGTAATGTTACATCTGCTCTTGAAGATAGAACAGACGGATCAGTATCGTCAACTTCTGTTAGCAGATTAGACCTACGGAATGTTTGTGCGAACTTACCAATGTTCACCGTAAAGTAATTGGTGACAGTCTTCTGGACAGAAGCATCGACAACTGACTGACTGTTAGCACCGAGGAGAGGATTGTATTGGTAAAACAACTTAGTGGAGACATATGTTTCGCTTGGGGCGACGAACTTAATATCAAAAGATACAATAGAGAGTTCGCCAGTTAGTTCTGCTATCGCTCTTCTCAGTTCACTAATAGCAGTACTACTCAGGTTATCCTTCCAGACAATTGAGGTGAACGTTGTTACATACTCTGGTGGAAGATTGTCTTCTCCACCCCAGCAGATGATGTCAGTAATGAAGTTACCATACTTACGCAAGATGAGTGCTTCATAGTCTAGAGGGGTCACCATACGATTCTGTGCAGAGTACTGGAAAGGTGCTTTCTTACGAATGGATTCGATGTCTTCTTTCTCAGTTCCGCCAGAAGATGTTGTTAAAGTAGTTATTGTAACTTCATCAGGATTAACTATATAATCACCAAGTGTCAAAGTGCTAATGAGTCTGAAAGTAGAAATCCCATTTGCAGTTTCACCGCTTGCTCGGAGATAGTTTACATCCACAACGTTTCCAGCAATAGGTGCGACACCCAAGGAATTGAATGCCCCGAACGTCAACTCGTAAAACTGGTTTGGCGACTCACGCAGAACATACAAATTTGATTGGTTTGTAATGGAAGACACATCGAATATGTCATTGTAAACGGTATATGCGCCAACGCCAGTTGCAGCAACTCCTGGGTCTGTATAAACTTTAATAATAGCAGTGCTTGCATCTATGTTCTGATCGGGTATTACATAGAGAGCATTTTCACTTCCATCAACTAGGTATTGCTGATTTCGCTCACTACCTTCATAAACAACAATAGAAGCATCTTGATCGTCAAATGGATAGAAGGTATAAACATTTGTGCCTTGTGCATCTGCGGTTATGGTTTTTCGATTAGTGAAAGTGTAAACATCTCCGTCCATACTTCCCCTAAGAATTAACTCTCCAGGTTGGAAAGAATAAACTTGATCGAACGGATATCCACCAGAAGGGTTGATTGTAAGACCAATCGTTGCTTGCGATGAGTTTCTAGTTCCAGGAATATATCCTAAAGACTCTGCCAAAGATACGACAGAGTTTCTTAACTGGGCAGTCCCAAGATAGGATTCGTTCAAAGCAAAGTTTGCAATGAGTCCACTGAAATGCGTATTATAGGAAAGCACATCCAGCAGACTGTTCAAACCAGAACCTTCAAAGTTGTAGTCTGAGAATGCTGCGTCTTGTTTAAAGAAGACTTTTAAATTAGACTTGATGTCCTGAAAGTCTAACTCTGTCGATGTAATAGTAGTTGCCATTATTCTTACCTTAACCTATTCATATTAACGTCAATACTGACAAATTCGTTGGTGTTTAGTATTCTTCCGACTACTGTAATCATGATTGTATATCTTTCTTCAGTGTTAGCATCCCAGTAAGTTAAACTAGTAGCACCTTTAGGGACTTGCTTATCTGCCCCCAAATCTGTGAAGATAACGTCATCTACTCTAAGTCTGGGTTCAAATTTTTTGATAGCACTTCGCACAATGTCATTAATAACTGATTCGGAATAGAACTCTATATTTTCAAACAAAAACGACCGAAGGTCTGCGCCAAATTCTGGTACAAACGGTTTCTCGTTTTTGTTAGTGAGAAGTATCGTGCTTACACTTTGTATGACTGCGGCAACGTCAACTTTCTTATAGACATCGCCACGCCTCACACCATCAGAATCTACCGTTCCTCTCTTTGGGAGAAACGCCAAGTCTACATCCTTGTAGAACTTCTGCTTCTTAGTTACGAGGGTCTTGTCGGTAAGTCCTGGTGTTATTCTTCTTAGTGCCATTATCGAACCCTGTTTTGTCTATGTTTATTTATACGACTTCTAATCAGTTATCTCAATAAGGGAACCAGATTTTAGCATTTGTCTGTTAAAATATGTACAAACACTTTGGGCAAAGGTTGCCTTAAAGTCTTTCTTTATTTTTGGCATGACGATAAGTATTTGCTGACCCATAAGATTATCAGGTCTAGTAGTATCATAGTCAAGACTCAGTTGGTCAAAGTTAAACGTATCTCTTATGTATAAGGAAAGATCATACCCAGCACTGTAGTCAACTTTACCGCGAGAGTTGAAGAGGGTGTATGCCACCGCCCGACCTTCATACTTCAGTTGGTTTATTGTGATGCCGCCAGCAACGATAGACTTCTGTGTGCCACCGCCATCCTCTGTGCGATAAGGTTCTCTCCAATAACGATTTCCAGAACCGTTGAACTGTTCACGAATACCGTTAGCGGGATAATAGAATGCCTCGGTAACTTGTAGTCGGTAGTTTGCAAACTGCTTAGAGGATGCAACTCCGTCCATCAGCATGGCGTGGAGATACCACTGTCGTGCTAGGTCTTGCCTGTCAATGATTAGCGGTACATATTCAAGGGATGCTCTAGAACCTGCTGCGCCCAAAAACTTTCCAACAGTCGAAGACCTTGACAGTTTAGAACTTGATGAGATAGGAGCATCGTGCTTGTCAGGATTGTATAGTGGGTCAGCAAGAATAGTCTTAGACACTGACTGGATTTTTGAAGTGAATGTTTTAGACCTTCGCTCCACAGGGTTGCCCATCAGGGTGTATCCAAACCTTGCGGATGGAGTTGCAGACCCCTCACGCTTCATTTGATAAGGTGCTTGAGGTGCTGGAATCTTATACTTGGGAGAGATTCGGTTCTCGTCCAGAAGAGTCGAGATACATTTCGGTCCGTCAGTCTGCATCTCTGGTGCAGTTGATGCATCGTTTGCACCGTCAATGGTTCTCAACTTAGAACGAATCTCTCCAATGTCGGGAGTCCATTTAAAGTAATTACTATACCCGACCTTCTCGCCCTCTCTTCCGCATTTAGAAATCTTGTCTTCCAAGAAAAAGTCCTCGTCAACGCTCACATGACGAACTGCGAATGGCGAAACCTTATTCCAAACCTCTGCCCATTCTGGAGTGGCGATATATTGATCCGCACCGTCAGAGGTGGTCGCACTAAACGGATACTTCAATATTACATCTGGCGTTCCTGCTGCCAAGAACTGTATGTAAGGACTGTTGGTAGGAACAGTCGCGGGAGGTATTGGGATTACTGGGGCAGTACTGCCAGTGATTGTTCCCGCTATCCCAGAGAGGTTTGAAAAGGCAGCAACATTTGAAAAATTCGAAAAGTTGGATACAACAGAACTGTATGCCCAGACTGCCTTTTGAGCATACAAAGAGTTCTTCGCTTCTAATGCACAACCGAATAGCGAACCTTCAAAGGTTGCTTGGGATACGCCAGCATCATTGTCGTAGTCTTTTGCCCCACTAAAGTTTGAACCGACAAACTGGAAATCTGCTCCACCGATTCGCCCCTTCTTTCCTGTTACCCTTGTATCTTCTGAGGATATTGTTACTACCTTCCCAGAAGACGCAGTGAGATATTCGTATGCGGTAAGACGGACATGACGCTTTGAGTTTACAATGAAATCATTTTTAGTGATGAAGCGCAAGTCTTCCTTGCTGGCAATCTTTCTTTCGCCTACATGGAAGTCAACAGTGTCGCCATAGACTTTCACATCCTTGTTACCCCGAACCACCGTAGAATGGGCATCGCCAGTTTCGGTAATGTATGATCCGTGTACAGAGTTGTTGCAGTTTGCACCGACATCAATGTTGTAGTTTCCGTTTACTCGGAGGTTGTAGTTTCCATTTACAGTGAGGTTCATATCCCCATCGTAAACAACATCACCTCTGCCTTGGACGATGACGCTGTGGTCAGCACCGACAACTTCAACACGGTTTGCTTTTGATACAATAACAACCGAACCGTCTGCTTTCATTTCTACGCCAGCACCAGTGTTGTGCTTGACGAGTATTCTTTCACCGCCAGGGGTGTCATCTAACTCAAAGGAATGTCCACTTGGAGTTTCGTTTGCTTGGTTGAATGGAAATATTGATGGTGCTTGTAAAGGCACATCCAAGTTTACACCGAATGTACTACCACCTATCCACAGACCGTTTACCTTTACACCACGCGCAGCAGCACTTACAGAGTTTCCAAACCAGTTATCTCTTCGCGGATACTCACCAGTAGGGTCAGCCATGCCATCGGTAGGGATGCCATAGGTGTACTCTAACGAGACACCATTCGTATCCGAGAGTCGGTCTTGTATATTCTTACCTGTCATTTATTTTTTATCCATTGTTAAAAGTTCTCAAGTCCAGCGACCTGAGTATCCTTCTCAGTAATAAGTAACTCAGGGTCATCTATAGATGAGATGATTTCATCAGGCGATTTTTCTGGTTCGCTCATCGGGTCAATGTAGAGACTTCGCTTGTTGAAAGCATTGTAAACATAATCACGAACCTCAAACCCAGGGTCTAGTTGACTAAGGTCAAATTCTCCGTGACCAAGTGCCTGACCGCCTGGGAACTGTACAAAGAAAACGCGGAACAGTTGATGCAGCGTATTAAATTGTGTTCTTGTAATACTAGAAGCACCAATATTTCCGTTGATCGCATCATCCCCACTGGCAACATTGACTCCACCAACGAGACAGATTTGTATGGAGTATGTATTATGTCCAGGGGATGCGCTGCCTGTACCATCCAAAGGCACACCTCTCTCCATAGAACCATCTCGCTTTATTATATAGTGGTATGCATTGCTTCCCGCGCCTGTCAGTTGTTGCAGTTCTAATCCTGTGAGGTTTGCGTTGGTGTATGTTTCAGACCAGTGAACAATCACTTCTGATATGGGTCTGGTTATTGCAGACATCTCACATTCAAGTTCTTCAACAGAAGAAACAAATCTTCCTCCTGCGGTCATAAATTGGTTGGTGTCTCCCGACTCAAACTCCCAGTTTCCGTCAACGCCTTTAAACTGTTTATCAGGTGGGGGTACGGGAATATTGAGATTGGGTGGATTGGCAGCAGTTATTACTATACCTTCAGCAGTGACGCTTGGAGTGCCTCCAGCACCACCGCCTCCAGCACCACCAGCACCACCAGCACCACCTCCAGCATTGACGGTCTTTAATAGTCCATCCCCAGTTGTTAGTGCATCAAACTCGGTAGTCAGTTCTGACAATTTACTATCGTACTCTGCTCTAATAGATTCAATGCTTCCTTCTGCGGAAACATCTCCTGACAAACTATCAGCGATGCCACCTGCCATACCAAAAAGTCTACTTGCTTTTAATGCCATAGACAAAGCAGATTCAGTCTGCCCCGAAACAAAAGGAAGCATTATTCCAGAGATTTCAGAGTAGAGACCAAGAGCTGCGGTTCCACCATTCGCCATAAGAGACTGTGTGACCAGTCCAACCACTTTAGTTTTTATTTCTTCAGGAATGTTTCCGTCCGTTAACGTTTGTATGCCGTTTTCGACATATGATACCACTGTTGCCAGACCGTTTACGATTTCCATTATCTGACTTAACTCATCAGATACGTCAATGATTTTGTATACCTTGCCTATCTTATCTAAGATTCCTTCAGACAAACCACTAATAAATTCTGATACGTCAGAGTTTAATATTGGGATTGGTGGGAGGGGTGGCATGTTATCGCCAACCAAATTATCAAGTGCTTGTACAGGGTCAAGGTTAGGTAGTTGATCCAGCGAAATATTAGAAAACACTGGATCGATATATGATGAAGGATTCAGAGGACCAGTAACAAGGTCTGCTGCTGCCTTGGTGTTAGTCATAGTACTAGCAAGGAAAGTGTTCTGTGATGATGTATCAAGAATCGCCATTTCTAAATATCCAAAGGTGATATGAAGTCTTTGATGGATTTGATTCCACCGCCCACATACTTAATACCCTTACTAACAAAGGGAGGGAATGTGCCAGTTCTTATTGCGATAGCAGGCAGTAGTTCATCATACATTCCATTCGTATCTTTTAATTCTTCCAGCATTGCCCCCACACTTACGGGTGCGCCTGAGTTCATTATGACCCAAGGGAAATTGTTTCTTTCGTTGTTGAGATAATATATCTCGCCATCATTTAATCCAGTTGGTTCAATCAATATGACATCCTCTGCGGGAAGTTCAACTCCACCAACTTCGAATATCATTGCGTTGTAGAACCAGTCTGTTCCGTCATTTCCTCCAGTCGGTTCGCCATCGACCCAGTCCCATTCGAACCCCTTTGCGATGTTGTCAACATAGATTGCTGGGAGAAAGTAGGGTTGTACATAAGGGTCTTTGAAATGCTGTTCATTGGTTTTTGAAACAGCGTTGAACTCATCGCCTTGTATTAAGTCTTCACCACCATCGTCATTTTCATAAGATGCTATTTCCATTTCGCCTTGGATGTAAAGTATTCCCGTTCCAAAACTCAAATGGTTTATGTGCGGGACTTCTTCGGTTAGAGCAACCCATCCGTCTTGCCTTGCAACGCCCATTGGAGACTGGGGAACCAAGTTACCGAATCGTTCATAATCTTTAAGAGAATACCTACCAACATTACTCAGGTTGTCTTCAAAGTATTTTCGAATTCTTGCGGCATGCGATCCATCCAAAGCTTCAAGGTCAGATGCTTTGTAAAGGTTGGCAACGCTCTTGTTTGCCTGAACCATATTTATTGGTTTAAATGACATTAGGTAATATCCACTCCAATCTTAACTTTATTTATATCGCGCCCAGACCGCCATAAACAGAGTTAGCGAAACTCTCTGCTTGACCTTTAGAGCATGAGGTCTCAGGATGGACAAAGTATTTTACAAGTGCGGCAACCATTCCGTTACCCTTCTTATCGATGCCATCAATATTTTCCCCGTAGAGATTTCCTTCTATCTGTTCAGACATGAGAAGTTTAGAATAGGCAGTTTTCTGAGAGGTGTGAAGTTCTGTCATAACAAACATCAACTGTACATCCATTTCATAGAAGTTTTTCGTAGGACTAAGTCTCTTAGCGTATGCGATGAACCTTTTGTATCTTGGAGAATCAACTGGATAACCTGCTATGCCTCCTGGTTTGGTAGAACTCAAACCGCTGATTGCCATAAGCACTCCCGTCATTGAAGATGCTTGTTTTGCATTCAGTCCATTGTCGATAAAGAATCTAGCGACATCGTTTTTATCTACCCTTGGTTGTGCTTGGACTTCAACAAAACTAAGTCCGTCATCCGACTGTGTGCCATAATAAACAGGGTCTTGAACAGCAGCATTGGTTTGATCGAATATGAAAGCAAAGGGATTTGTTGATATGTCTTCTCTTGATGCTGCTTGAACTGATGTTGGATACTCTATGTTTGGGAGGGAACCCAAGACCATCGGCAACTGTGATGAAGTCCCATCAAGGAAGATACCAAAGATCATTGCCCCTGGCAGTATCTGTGTGTTGACACCCAGACCAGAAACACCATATGAACTAGAGGGGTTCATAACTTGCGCCCAAGGCAAATCTCTTTGTGGGATGTCGTCTGTGTTCTGAGAGTGAACACCAAAGACACGAACCTTTATTCTACCCTCAAGACCTGGCGGTGGCGATGCATCAATACAGCGTCCCATGAACCATCGAACATTATCACCGTAAAACTCTGTTGGTATCGTTTTCATTAATTATTTTCCACACTACTATCGTTTACAATCTCGCTTTGTGCCACCTTACATATCATAAGAATCGCATCGTGTCTTTCTCTACTGAAGATATGTCTACAGTTTTGTATTAGGTAGTATCCACTCCTTTCCTTATTTGATCCAGTGAGGGTTTTTGATGTTAAGTCTTCTGTTACGAAACGAACCTTAATAACATCACCGACACTTAACTCGTCCTCTAGTATACCTATTCCATCAACTTCTATCTCAAGCATGTTTCTCGCCAGCATGCTGCGGATAGCTAAGGGTCTAACTTTATTTAACAAGGATGACTCATCGATTGCATCATGGATACTATTAACAGTTGCGTATGTCCCGTAAGATGTAACTGTACTTCTCTGTCTTGCCGACCAGTAAGATGTATATCGTACTTCATCCCCTATGTTCAGTTGATCCTTTTGGTCATAGACCGTTTGTAGTATGTTTCCGTTTGCTTCGCCACCATTCAAACTTTCTAAGAATTGGTTTGCAGCATAAAGTTTAGATATGTCTTGACTCGTATATGTATCAAGATTAGAGATAGTACTTCCTACTGCACCTTCTCTTATCATCTTCAAAGTATTTTCGATATTGGCGAACTTGATATTCTTAATTATTCTCATTGCACCCCTATATCCTTCGGGTGCTTTGAGATTAGTTTGGACTTGCGAATAGATGAAATCGTCTTCGAGAGGTTGTGGCGCAACTGCATCTATGCCCTCTGTCACCATTGTCATAAAGTTTCCTAAACGCAAAGTTGTTGTCTCAGTCATGTCCTGACCCCAGATGCT